TTATAAATTAGTATAAGAATTGTTTTTATGTCTTATACTCATTTTGTCGCTATTATGTAATTATCTCATAAATCTCTCGGCATTAGCATCGGGAAGCAAGTTTCATACGACCGCCGATGCCATCATTACCTTTACCGAGTGCTCCTTTTGCTGCGGTAACTGCGTCCAGAATTGCCTCCTGTGCTTTCGGGGCGACATCAGCAACGCTCGTGACGGCGGAACTCTCAACACCACCCACCAGACGCAAATGACGCTCACTCACGGGTTTCATTTCACTCGCGGCGAGGACATCACTCTTCGTGAGGATACCCGTGTAAGTGGAACTGACACCCTGCGAGGTGATAAACAAACCAGAATTAACACACATCAGCACCAATTCGACAGGTTGAGCGACCAAAGTGTAATTCTCGAGTGTAACGTTGAACTGTAAATTGAAACTGCCCAGCGACCCTGCGGCATAAAACTCCTCAACAATAGGGATATCCTGTCCAAAACGCAAAGCAAGAATAGACCCTGAAGTAAGGACATTTTGGATTTGCGTATCATACTGACCAATCGCGGAGGGAGGGACATAACGGTTAGCAATACCCTTAAACTCCTGCCAAGTCTGGTTCGTAGATTTAGCGGACATACGAAACAAAGTATCGCGGGAGGCGTTTGCCAACAGACCAGACTGGTTATTCCAGTTGATACTAATCTGTGAAATCGGGAAGAAACAATCGGCATCTCGGTTCGTTTGCTGGGACATCGGTTTCCTCGCACAAATCACCAACATATCGGGGACTTGATTTAACTGAATGTTATTACTGGAAAAGGGTTGTGAAGCAGGGATTAACTCGTTCGTAGCATTCACCGCACCAGCACCAATATTGTTGTTAAAGGTAGTCAAATAACGAGGAAAATCAACATAATCGACTACATTTTTCGAGGGCAAAATCTGCGAGGGGTGAGGGGTAAGCATCTGGAAAATCAGTTGCGACCCTGTCACTCCTGTAAGAGTGACGCTGTATCCAGCAATTGCGGCGGCGGAAGCACCACAACGCCACAAACGGTTCGCTTGTGCGGATATGTTGAAAATGAAGTTCAAGTTGCTCACACCGTAGAGTGCCATCTGGTTCGCCGAGAGATTGGCGAAGTGGAAGGGAGACAAAAATAGGGGTTCAAATGAAGTGAATGTAAGAGAAACAACACGAAGAGTGCCATCACCGATAGTCTGTTTATTTCTTTCATTACCAGCAAGAGCAGGGGTAGTCTGTTCCAAGAAATCAACACCGTAAGTGCCACGAGAAACAAGAGAATTGTCGGCGGTCTGTGCCCAAGAACCGTTGCTGTTGTTATTCGCTCCAATCTGGTCTTCATAACTACGGTAAGTATCAGGAGCAAGAGGAGCAATACCGTTCCAACGAGCAAGAGTGCGGTCATCACCATACATACGAAGCAACTGTGGCAACACATCTTTAATATTAACCGAAACGCTGTTGTTATTCACCTGAACCTGAAGGGTGGTGGCGGACATATGAAGGGGGAGGGGAGCAAGAGCATCACGATTACCCAAATCAACGAGGTATTCACCAGCGGCAGGTGTGCCTCTAATTTCGATAGTATAGGTAGAACGCCAAACGATATTACGGTCGAGAAGCGTCACCTCACTCGGGGTCTGGATTGAAAAAGTCTGCGAAGAAGGACTTGCTGAAGTAGAAGGGTAAATCTGGGTCGTAACATTCTGTCCCGACTTCACAACACCAAAGGGGAGACTGTCGGTCACCCTCATACGAGCATCTTCCACGAGCACTTTGCGAAAATCTGCTGAACTCATTTTAATCGGTTTTATGAATATAGTTATTACTTTGTTTTTATATATAATTTCAGTTGTAATTCTATTCGCCGAGAGATTTTCGTTTAATCAATAGTTGCGTTGTAGAAGTCTTTTCTCCTGAACAGTATCTTTATAGACGCCGCACAACCCGCCGCCAAATTGAACCGATGTAATCCGCTGAACTTATCCTTCCAAAACACCGAAACCTCTACCGCATTCACAGGGGTCGTTCCACGCAAATCCAACATACGATACTCCGCCGTCGGCACATATGTTACCCTCGTCTGGGACGATGTGCCTGTCGCACCCTGTAATTCAAAATCAGTCAAAACTGGTGCTGTCACGTTGTTATTGCCAGATGAACGCAAATTACTACTGGTCACGCCATCGTAAAAATTGAAAATTGCTGGTTTCGATAATAGGGTATTTTGAACTGGCAGGAGCGATGTCGAAAATACAAGGGCAGATATGGGCGAAAATAAAATAGTCGTTGAATGCTCCTGCGGGACTATAATCTGCGGTATAGCATTCACCGCTGATGGTTGTGGTGTAAGGGGGTAAGTCGGTCTGCTTCCTCCAGTCGTGTTTTGATACTGGTTGTTATAACAAACAATCATATCCTCTGTTCCTGTCGTTAAATTAAACTGGGTATTGCCTTGAAAAACCGTAGGAAGCGAGTTCAGCAGATTTGATAGGGGGGTATTCATATAAAGTTTAATCACTCTTCCAACAAAACCAGCGGTATTTGCTGCGTTCTGGTCGTAAGTATCGTAGGCGAAAGGGGTTGCCGCTCCTGAAAGTGCTGGAGGACAAAGGGGCATACTCAACGAAAATAACTCATTTTGAGGGTCATAAAACATCTGCGGACAATAATTGACGCTGATATTCGCGGGTGTTAGTGCCCGTGTGCCTAACGCATCCTGTCCAATACCAGTTAAATAGGTGTTGAAATTATCAAACGCCGCCTTCAACGCATTATTCGCATATTGAAGCACCAGCGAAAACTCATTTACATAGTAATACTCCGTAGTTAAATCCTGAAAGGTCAAAGCACCAGACGGAGGTGGGATTGTAAGGTCATCTGGAATATAAATCCAGTTCTCTTGTGCTGGAAGATAATATGTCGGCGACCCCACCGCTGAATAGTCCGTCACACTCATACCCCACGCATAAATCAGTTTATTCGGGTTCGCTTGACCCAGTAATACCTGCGGAATGAAAATCGGCAGGGTAGGGGTCTCGATACTGAAACGCACAACCGACAACAGGTAGTCTTCAGGATACTTAATGATAGGGTTCTGTCTAATCTCGTTGAAGGTCAGGGGTGGGGCAGTCGTCCCCACTAATGTCGGGTTATAATCACTCACAACATTAATGTCGTAGTATAAATTGTAGGGGTCGGCAGAAGTCAAATTACCTCTTGTTGTCATTTTACTTGTTTATATTCCTTATTGTCCTTTTGTTTTTATTATTAATTTCATATACGATTGTCTTAATTTCATTTACGCGTGTCTGTGGAGGACGGTTGCCAGAAACTTCGGGTTGCGAAGCATCTCCTCCCTGACGCCCTTCATATACACATCACTCTTTCCTGTAAAGTCAGCGACCACTTGAAAATCCCTACCTCCGTATTCAAAATACTCGGTGTCATCATCACGCAACCACCCCATCGACCCAAACACAATCTCACCTCCGTTGCGGTGCTGTTCCATAACAGCGTTGAAGAAGCACATTCCAAAGTGAGAGCGGTTTTCGAAAAGACGCTGAAACTCGGTTGCGTAATTCTCGCCAAACACCTTCTTCGACGCCCTGATGTGAGACGCCATCATCACTTTTTGCGTCATAACAGGGGCGGGAAGGTAGCAGGAAACATCTTGAAGTCGGTTTTGTCTTTGTATCTGTCTGTGTTCGGGAAACTTCGGGTCAATCACGCGTCCATCTCGCACCACCCAAAAATGACCCGCCATAGTCGCTGGAAATGCTCCAGTAATCTCCATAAGGTCTTCGTAGTCGCGTCTGTTGTTGGTTGAAAATCTGCTCATCGTTGTCTGGTTGTCTGTGTATCGGGCACACTTGAGTAAAAGGATTTCAATTTTTTTTGGACGCACCGCCACCACCGCCCCCACCACTACCCCCCCCCACCGACCGCTCTGGATGAGGGTATTCTGGGTGAGGGGTCATCCAAGCGGGGGGTCATCCAAGAGGGGTCAGGGTCATTCAAGGGCGGTCAAATAGATAGTCCGCTCTGGGTGAGGGTAGTTCTGGGTGAGGGGTCATCCAAGAGGGGGGTCATCCAGAGCGGTCGGCGGGGGGTGGGGTGGTGC